TTCTTTTCTCCACCCCGGCGGGGGTGCGCCCGTGGCTACGGGCCTCCCTCGGCGGAGGGATTCCGGTGGCTACCGGAAGAGATAGGTTTATCTATTTTTGGTAAAGGGAAAGGAGATTAGATATCTATTTAGATATTTGATTTCTAAGCATTATCAGATGATTAACAATCCCTGGATAAAGACGTGACACTCCGAAGGAGGAGACATGGAGTACCTGCTGTATGTGCTGGCGTTCGTCGCCGGCTCGATCACCACCATCGTCATCGACGTGACGGTGAAGGAGCTCAAGCTCCGTAAGGAGCTCAAGCAGAGCATCGAGAAGGCCCGCATCATCAACGAGTACGAAGCCAGCCGTAGCTGGCCCAACAGCTATGCGTAAGGCATGGCTGTCGGCCGTCATCACCAGCGCCCTGATCTGGGCGTTGGTGGTGGCGGCTCTCTATTCGTCGCTGCAGCCGGACGACCTGCTGCACCACGTACTCACCTGGAGCCCGGCACAGCTCGATGAGATGTGCGAGGTCTGGAGCCAGGACCGACAAGCGGTTCTTGAATCGCTGCACGTACTGAACGGTGCCTCGTACGAGGAAGCCGCTGTTGTCGCCACGTTCGTGTGCGACTGAACAAGACGTACAACCCTGAGGAGGGATGGAATGACACCGATCCACAAGCATGACTGCGAAGCCTGCATCTATGTGGGCTCGTTCACGAAGGTGCGCTACAGCCGCGAGCACGATGACGAACGGCAGGTGCAGCACGACTGCTACGTGTGCCCGAGCAAGCCGGTCAACCTGATCGTCAGGTTCGGGGACATGGGTGAGTACTCATCGAACATGGCCTTCCTGCCGCAGTCCGATTCCATGCGTCGGGCGTATGACCTGGCGATGGGGAGCGAAGCGGTGGACGGGCACCTCAAAGGTGCTCTCCGCTCTGTGCGCATGGGCGTGTACTCCGACAAGCTCACCGATCTGGTGATGTTCATCAAGCCCGGAGATGATCAGCTGGTCTACGAGTTCATCACGGACCTGCGTTTCGGAGCACAGGACTCTCGCACTGCCCCGCTCACTCTGACGGGGGACTGAACCATCGTCCTGGGCATGACGTGAAACTGCCCGTCCATTGCAACAACGAGGAGGAAGCATGAGCACCAAGCGAAGGATCCGCACCCACGAGGAGCGGCTCGAAGATGCGCGCAAGGAACTGGTGCGCCTGGAACAGGAGACGATCACCAAGGCCATCGAACTGCGCAAGCAGTCCGAGGGCTGGACGGTGCGCGCCACCGAGCTGGTGACCAAGGCGCAGGGCGCGAAGGAGAAGGCGGACGAACTGCTGCAGTCCATCGGCCATGACCCCGTGCTGTTCTGGAAGGAGTACGAAGAGGCCGAGGCTGAAGCTCCTGCTGAAGGGCAGGAGTGAAGCCGGCGGCTCAGGCTGTCGATGAGATCCGCACGCTGCTGCGGGGCAGGCCGGGATTCCTGGTCGGCTCCGCAGTGGCGGGCGAGGTCTACGACAAGCCGTACAACGACGTGGACGTGTTCGTCCCGTCGGTGGTGAGCCTCGCCTCCACGGTGCAGTTCCTGCTGGACGACGGCGCGAGCCTGGATCTGCAGGCCGAGCGCACCTGGAACAGGTGGGACCTGATCGGCACCGGTGATTGGAACACCAACTCGATCAAGCTCGAGACGCTGCACGGCACCGAGGTGAACGTGGTGTACAAGGTGGTGAACAAGGCACCGCTCACCACCCTGCACACGGTGCTCGGCTCGTTCGACTTCGGCTACGTGGCGATGGGCTACGACCTGCGGCTGGGCACCTGGCACGACGGACGCGAGTTCTGGTTCGGCCGGGGCTGCGACATGGACCGCCTCGGCATGCTGCCGGAGCGGGAGATGCAGTGGCTCAACGGTTCGTTGGGCACCTTCACCGGGGTGCGACAGGCGGAGCGGTACGCCAAGTTCGCCAACCGTGGCTACGACATGTCGCGTTCGGCACCGGTGCTGGTGCAGGGCTACCGCATCACGGCAGCCCACTACCAGCTCAGCGACGACCCGGAGAAGCTGGAGTACGCCGGGATCTACCTGTCGATCGCCGATCTCATCGAGACCGGCGACGTCGACGGGCTGCTGTACGCGTACCAGCATCTGCGCAAGCACGACCCGGTCGGTTCGCTGAAGGCGGCGCTGCCATGAGCAAGGGGCTGGACCTGGCGATGCTGCGGGCCCGTGCGCTGCTGATGCGCAGTACCAGCAAGGTCAACGAGCTAGGCTGCCGCACTGCTGAAGTGGCAGAGGTGGAGCTGGACGGACGCACCACCAAGGTCGAGGAGCTGGGCTACTACTGCCGCACCGGCAGGTGGGCGGTGGCTCCCTTGTGCGTCAGCTGCGGCACGCCGGATTGCGTCATCCATCTGGATGTCGAACCCGACGAGGCGGACGTGCAACTGGTCGCAGACCTGCGACCCGTCCGTTCGCTGGCACAGATGTTCCGGTTCGGCCGCAGCCGCGGCTGGTTCCGGGGCACCGGCGGTTACGCCGCCTAGCTGTGCCGGACCCCTCATATAGAAAGGAGGTGGCATGTTAGAGAAGTTGATCAAGCTCTATGCGGCGTACATGACGTTCGGCACCACCGGGCTGATGCCCCATCTGGTGGGCCCGCCAGGTAGTGGCAAGTCGAGCGTCATCGAGGAGCTGGCCGAACTGGTGGGTGCGGAACTGCACGTCATCAACGTCAGCCGGCTCAGCCCGCTGGAGGTGGAGGGGGTGCAGATGCCGGTCGGGGAGGGGACGGCGATGGTGCTGACCATGCTGCCCGCCACCTTCTGGACCCGGCTGAAGGACGGGGACATCATCCTGTTCGATGAGTTCCTGCGGGGATTCCCCGAGGTGTACAACGCACTGCTGGACATCTTCACGTCCAGGAAAGTGGGAGCGTTCCCGCTGCCCCGGGTCTTCATGATCGGGGCGAGCAACTCCATCGCCGCGTACGACGAGGCGTTGGAGGACCGGCTGCTGCACATCCCGGTGGCTGATCCCCGCAAGCGGCTGACGGAGCGCAAGCGGTTGGGCAGGATGATCGTCGAGCTGACGGGCATCCATCCCGCCACCGTCGACAGCAATGAGATGAGCGAACTGCTGGACAAAGCGGTGCTGCCGACGTTCGACGTGCTCGACGCGCTTCTGGACAAGAAGTCCAGGAAGGTGGAGACGCCCAAGCTGGGCGGCAGATCGGTGCGCAACCTGATCTCGCAGGTGCAGCTGCGCTACCTGGTCACGCCTGAGCTGAAGGAGCTGATCGAGGACAGCAACCTGCGTGCCGAAACCGAGAGCAAGCTGCAGTACCTCGTGCTGCTCGGCAACGAGAAGAACATCGGACGGTTCGGCAAGAACCTCCACCAACTGGTGGGGAACCCGAAATTGACGAAGGTGCAGCGCAAGAATCTGGAGCTGAACCTCCAGCTGATCGAGCTGGCGGAAGCCAGGAAGGAGAACGACGATGACGAGTAGCCTCAAGCTGGTGGAGGTGAAGGCCGGGACCAGGTTCCCGGTCGCGGCCCTCCGCCGGGTTCTGAAGGACCCGAAGGCGGTGGCGCGGTTCGTGGCGCTGTACCGGCTGGACGAGTACCAGACCGGAGCGCTGCTGCGGCTGCTGTTCCCGGACAGCCCGGTGGTGCAGGCGCTGGTAGCGTCAGCCCACCTGCACTCCGGCTCGCTCCAGGGTTTCATCGTGGAGCTGGGGTACGAGAACAAGCTGTTCGACGGCACGGTGCTCACCCCCGAGGAGGAGGTCGAGCCCGAGCCTGATACCGATCTGCTGGCGCAGATGTTCGAGCAGCTGCAGGTCAAGGTGGCCGACAACATCGCCGAGGTGGCCGATCAGCTGGCCGACACCCTGGTCGGCATGCCGGGCAAGGAAGGCCGGATGCGGATGAAGTCGTTGCTGAAGCTGGACCGCCGGATCAAGCGCAAGCTGGGCGTCCACCAGGCGCAGATCCAGCACGCGCACAAGCCGGACAACCTGGTGGTGTTCGACACCAGCGGCAGCATCGGCGAGAAGACGACGCTCGCCATCGCTGCTCCGGTGGTGGCGATGGCGGTCAAGGCCAACGCCCACCTGGTGATCGTCAGCGACGGGGCACGGTGGTGGAAGCCGGGCGAGATCTCGGTCGAAGCGGTGCTCGGTGAAGCCGAGTACGCAGGGACGCACTACGAAACCCTCAGCCCGCTCTTCGATCGGGACTGGGGCGTGGTAGTCAGCGTCGCGGACTACGACTCGTCGTACTCCTCGAAGGAGGCGATCGCCGATTGCACCGGCAGGATCCAGCTGCTGCTGGACATCTCGCTGGTGGAGCGGCCGACGTTCCTGGCCGAATGCCTGGAGCAGCTGGCGGACGAGACCCGTCCGTTAATGGTGGCCAAGGCTTCGCTGACCCACGCGTACTGATGGCGAAAGAAGGAGAGCCCGTCTACTACAACAAGGACGGGAGCGAGCTGACCAGCAAGCAATGGAGCGTGCTATTCGACAACCTCAGCTTCAAGCGGATCAAGAAGGACGTGCTGCCGAACGGCCGTGTCGTCTCCACGGTATGGCTGGGGATCGACTACGGCCATGACCAGCAGCCGCCGCTGATCTTCGAGACGATGGTGTTCCCGTCGGAACGCTCGAACCTCGATGTCGACGTGGAACGCTACAGCACGGAGGAAGAGGCGCGGGCCGGGCACGCCCGGATGGTGGAGCACTGGTCCACCGAGCAGTAGGACGTTCCGAGCAGGGGTGCGTCTGCCTATACGCACACATCCGCAACAACGAGGAGGAGATATGACGGACCAGAACACTCCCAAGGAGATGAAGGCGATCAAGGGCCGGCTCAGCTTCAACAAGCTGACCGCCCTGGAGGCGTACGAGGAGGCGATCACCGGGCCGTTCGCGGCCAACGTCAAGACGATCGGGGATGCGGCGCCCTACGCGACGCTGCTGCTGACGCAGACCCAGTACGACCGGATCATGGCGAAGATCGTGGACGAGTTCCTGCCGTTCTGCGCTGCTCAGTACAAGATCAGCGACAAGGAGAAGAACGCGCTGTCACCCGCCGACATCAAGGGCCTGACCGCCCAGCTGGAGGCGGGCACCGGCCCGTACAACACGCCGTTCAAGCAGCCCAGCGACAAGACGCTGGAGCTGATGCCGGACTGCGTGGCGAGCATCAAGCTGATCGGGCAGAAGGGCAAGGACTTCGACGTCCAGGCCATCGTGAAGAAGGACGACGAGCTGGCGGTGCCTGATCCCGACCGGATCATCCCGCCCGCGGTGGTGCTGCCGATCGGCGAGACCAAGCACCAGCTCTACAACGGGTGCTGGGTGATCGCGCCGCTGCGGTTCTACAGCTACAAGAACGGGAAGAACCCGGGCTTCAGCGCCGGGGGCGGCAGCCTGGTGTTCAGCCGGGACGATGCGCCGTTCAGCGGTGGCGGAGCCATCGACAGCGACAGCATCTTCGCTGCGGACGACGAGGACTGATGAACAACGGGTGCGGCCGGTATCGGACCGGTCGCACCCGTCGTCGGCACACACCCAGGAGGAACTATGCCGCAAAAATTTTCTGCCAGCAACGCCACGAAGTTCATGCACTGCCACGCCAGTGCGAATCTGGACCTGGCCATCCCGTACTGGGAGGAGCCGGAGCAGGACCCGGCGGCGGACAACGCCGCCAACCGGGGCACCAAGATGCACGAAGTGTTCGCGGAGCTGATGCGGCTGCCGCTGCGGGACACCGAGAAGCTCACCGCAGCTGCGGACTACGTGAACTCGGTGCGTGACCAGCGGCGGTTCAAGAAGCTGGTCGAGGTGACAGAGGTGGCTGACTGGCTACCATCGTCACCCTCTACGACGGCGGACCTGGTGCTGTACCTGGCCGACGAGCTGCACGTCTTCGACCTGAAGACGGGCAGGATTCCCATCGAAGTGATCGACAACGATCAGATGCTGTTCTACGCGGCGACCTATCTGAAGTACGCGCCGCGCGCCAAGGGCGTGACGCTGCACATCGTGCAGCCGTGGGCGCAGAACATCGGCGTCTGGTCGGTGACCACCCACGAGCTGTACCTGTGGATGGCGCGTGCGATCGAGCACGACCTGATGATCACCGACGGGGACACCACGTTCATGCCGGGGGACCATTGCACGTTCTGCCCCGCCAATCCGCACGGCAGAGGTGCCAAGGGTTCGCCGCTGTGCCCGGCGATGATGCAGATGCTGTACCCGCAGGCCGCCCTCGATGCGGCGGCCGTCCTGTTGGAGGAGGAGAGAGATGCATGAGCCGGTGCTGAAAGTGATGGGCCTGGACTTCGAGACGTACAGCGATGTGGATCTGCGCAAGCACGGGCTGGCCCGGTACGTGGCGAGCCCGAACTTCAAGGTGCTGCTGGCTGCGGTGTCCTGGATAGAGGACGACTTCATATGCAGCGCGGTGCTGGACTTCGTGGCCGACGAGGAGGAGGCGAGGGAGAGGCTGCTCGAGATGCTGACGGGTGCGCACATCGTGGCGCACAACGCCATGTTCGAGCAGGTGGTGCTGACCGCACTGGGCGCGGACTTCAGCATGAACACGTTCGTGGACTCGGCGATGATGGCACGGGCGGCAGGTCTGGGCGGCAGCCTGGAAGCGGCTGCGCCGCAGCTGCTGGGGGTGGACAAGATGGCCTCCGGCAAGGACGGCATCATGCTGTTCTGCATCCCGGGCACCTACCAGATGGACAGCGGCGACGGGGCGTTCGACCCGCAGGTGGTGACCGACCACCCGGAGCAGTGGGCGGAGTTCGTCAAGTACTGCGCGCTGGATGCGGCGCTGAGCCTGAAGCTGATGTCCAGGCTGCTGGACCAGTGCACCCCGGACGAGCTGCACTACTCGGCCTGCACCATGCTGATGAACAGCGAGGGCTGGCACGTGGACCTGCCGCTGGTGGCGGAGATGAACCGCCGCTACCAGCAGAACATGGAGGAGGAGATCCTCCGCTTCCGTCTCGAAGTGGACGGGGCCGAGGACCTCAACCTGTTCAGCAGCCAGCAGCTGATCAAGTGGTGCGGGGAGCGGGGCATCCGTGCCAAGTCGTTCGACGAGCAGCACGTGGCCTCGATGCTGGAGAAGCTGGCGGTCCGGCTCGACCGGCTGGACCCGGAGTCGGACAAGCGCGCGGGCTACGAGGACGTGGTACGGCTGCTGCGGGTCAAGCAGGCGTTGGGCGGTAGCAGCCTGAAGAAGCTGCAGACGATCATGGACACCACCATGCCGAACGGCATGCTGTACGACCAGTACTTGCACGCCGGTGCCAGCACCACGCTGCGGACCACGGGCAGATCGGTGCAGATGCAGAACCTCAAGCGCCTCGGCGGCAAGGGCGACGACGTGTCGGAGCTGTTCGATCCGACCGTCAGGTGGGACAACGCCAAGCTGGCCCGCAACCTGCGCCAGGTGTTCACCGCCAAGGCCGACGACGGCGTGCTGGTGGTCGGAGACTTCAGTGCGGTGGAGAGCAGGGGCCTGGCCTGGCTGTCGGGCGAGGACTGGAAGCTGGAGGCGTACCGCAACGGCATCGGGGTGTACGAGATGCAGGCCGCCAAGTTCTACGGCATCGACATCGCTGATGTGGTGCCGGAGCAGCGGCAGTTCGCCAAAGTGGGCGAGCTGAGCTGCGGCTACGAGGCAGGGCCCGAAGCGGTGCAGGACTTCGCCGAGAAGATGGGCGTGCCGCTGACGATGGGCGAGGCGAAGAAGCTGGTCTGGGACTTCCGCACCACCAACGAGAAGACGGTGGCGTTCTGGCGCTCTCTTCATGAAGCGCTGCAGGAGGTGTCGGAGATCGGGCTGTCGAAGGTGCAGCTCCCGGAAGGGAGCATCGTGTTCGAGACCGGACCTGCGGTGCCGTCGCTGCAGGAGCTGACGACCAGGAAGCTGAGCACCCTGCTGGTGCGGGTGGACGTGCCGGGCCGGAAGGACCCGTTCCGCATGACGCGGATCTTCCACGGCTTCTCCAACGAGGGCCGCGGGTTCACGTTCTGGAAGTCGAGCGCACGCAAGACCGGTGACCTGTGGACGCCGACGTACGTCGATCCGAAGACCGGGTACAAGAAGAACTACTCGCTCTACGGCGGGAAGCTCGCGGGCATCCTGACGCAATCGCTGTGCCGTGAGATCTTCATGCACAGCCTGAGCATGGTGACGCTGTGGTCGAACGGCACCGACAACGTACGGACGGTAGGCCAGTTCCACGACGAGATCGTGCTGGACTGGCGCGCGCCGGTATCGGTGATCGACCCTGATCTGGACGCTACGGTCGGTGCTCTCGACAAGGTGATGAGCCACTCGGAGTTGCCCGGTTTCCCGCTGGCGTGCGAGATCAAGACGGATTACCGCTACACGAAATGAGCAGAAGCCGGGCACCCCGAGGAGGTGGGTGCCCGGCTTCCTGGAGAAGGAGAGACGTTGACATTGTTGCATGTAGTAGGAGTGGACCCCGGTCTGATCCATACCGGGGTGGTATCGCTGAAGCTCGACACCGATCTGTTGGAGCTGACATCCACCAGCACGCTGATCGATGGGCCGGACGCGTACCAGGTCCGGGCCTGGATCGGGATGCTCGGTGATCCGGTGGTGTTCATCGAGAAGTACCGGCCCCGGTCCCATTACGGGACCGACGAGCGGATGATCAAGGCGGAGCGGGACTTCAAGAAGGCGATGCCGAAGGCGGTGCTGCTCAACAACACCGGCGTGCTGCAAGTGGTGACGCAGGAACTGCTGGAACTGCTAGAGCTGTGGAAGTTCTCGCTGTCCTCGCACCACCAGGACCTGCGATCCGCGGCGAGGGTGGCGGTGCTGGGGATGCTGCGGGACCCGGAGATGAACGAGCAGCTGACCCGGTACGTGGAAGGATTGGTGTTCGATGCGAACGCCTGAGCTGTTCGACTACCAAGAGACGTTCATCGAAGCGATAGAGCAGATCCCGGACCCTGTCCGGGCGTGCCTCTACTACCGCACCGGGGCGGGCAAGAGCCTGACCGCGGTGCTGGGACTGCTGACGCTGGGCTGCACCGAGGCGTTGGTGATCTGCCCGCCGTCCACGTTCAACCAGTGGGAGACGGTAGGGCTGCAGCACGGGCTGGTGGTCAGGACCATGAGCCACGCCAAGTTCCGGATGCGCAGCACCAAGCTGGACCGGGACGTGCCGGTGATCGCGGACGAGTTTCACATGTTCGGCGGGCAGCAAGGCATGGGCTGGCGCAAGCTGGACGCGCTGGCCCGGGGACTTCGGGCACCGATGCTGCTGCTGTCGGCGACGCCGAACTACAACGACGCCGAGCGGGTGTACTGCGTGCAGCACATCCTCTCGCCGCACGTCACCAAGGGCGGCTACCTGCAGTTCCTCTACGAGAACTGCATCACGCAGCAGAACCCGTTCAGCCAGACCCCGGAGGTCACCGGGTTCAAGGACTACCCGGACGCCTGTGCGTTCCTGGCCGGCCTGTCCAAGGTGTTCCATGTGGCGGACGAGGCGGTGATCGACCTGGTCGATCTGCCGTACCGGGTGGACCTGCCGCCGGAGATGGTGCGCTACGGCCTGGACGTCAGGCGCGGACGCATCTTCAGCAGCCAGATGGAGCGGCGGCACGTCGAGCGGGTGCACGGTCTGATCGGCGACGACGGCGATCTCAGGCCGGAGCCGCTGCGGCTGCTGCTGCCGCTGCTGGACGTGGGCGTGCTGGTGTTCAGCAGCCACGCCACGGTGGCCAGAGCGCTGTCCACCACGCTGCAGCGGCTGGAAGTGGAGCACCAGCTGATGACGGGGTCATCGACCCATCGGGAGAAGAAGGAGAAACTCGCCGCGTTCCTGGCACCAGGAGGTAGGAAGGTACTGGTAGGCACTTCGACGCTGGCGACGGGGACCGATGGTCTGGACCGGGTCTGCGACCGGCTGGTGATCCTGGACGACACCGACGACGATGCTCTTCGTCGCCAACTTTTGGGCAGGATTCTGCCTAGGGGGGCGACGGTCGTGAGCGACAAGGAGTTCTTCAGGCTGACACCTGATCTCTGACTCACCCGGGGAGGGACCGATCGGCCTGATCGGGATTGAGGAGGAGAGATGTCAGACATGGAGATCAGCACCGACAGGATCGTCGAGGTGCTCGAGGATCCGAAGAGCTCGGTCGAAGATTTCAACCGGGCTCTCATCAGGATCAAGACGATCAAGTCGTTGCAGCAGTAACGCGCAGGGGCGGTCCATTCCGGGCCGCCCCTTCGTGCTGGAGAGAAGGAGAGAGCATGCCGACGATTAAGAACAAGCGCCAGATGGCGGACGAGGCGGAGGCGCTGGCGCTCAGCTTCTTCTGCGAGTTCTACAAGGAGGTGCTGTACCTTCCGGCGGACTATCTGACTGGGGAGTGGAGCACCCCGCCGCCGCCGGAGCGCAGGATGTGGCGGCCGATGGACAAGACCCTGCTGATGCAGGTGGCACGGACGCAGTTCGGGACGGTGTTCTCCTCCGACACGGACGTGGAGCAGTTCCGTTTCATGGTGCAGCAGGCATCGAATGTGACCCAGGTCACAAGTGCTTCACTGCTGCTCACCACGGACGACGGGCTGCGGGTGCTGCGGGAGGACGGGGAGTTGTACGTTCCCGACGGATCATTCGTACCGAACATCATTCCGGTGCGGCTGAACACCGATTCGGCAGCCAAGGAGGAGGTGCTGTCGGTCATCACCGAGTGGCTCGGCTCGGAGCAGGAGGCGCTGTCACTGCTGCGGCACCTGGCCACCGGGCTGGCTCCCGGCTGGTCGGCGGTGAAGTACGTGCTGCTGCTCGGCGACGGACGCAACGGCAAGTCGGTGATGATGCAGATGATGATGAACCTGTTCGGCCGGTACAACGTCTCGGGCGTGTCCCGGCAGAACATCAGCGAGGGCTCCCCGGTGGTGGCGGAGCTGAACGGCAAGCTGCTCAACATCATCTACGACGGAGTGGCGGTGTACCTGAAGGACTCCGGCCATGAGAAGTCGCTGGTCGCCGGGGAGGAGGTCGGTGTCAGGATGCTGTACCGCTCGTCGCTGACCCCGGTGCAGACCAACGCGCTGTTCATCGAGGGGCTGAACCGGGAGCCGAAGTCCAGCGACAAGTCCTCTGCGTTGCAGGAGCGGCTGGTGCGGTTCTGGTTCAAGAACACGTACGACGACGACCTGGTGTTCCGGGAGCGGATGCTGTCCGAGCAGCTGCTGGGCGCATTGCTGTCGCTGCTGCTGGACAACTACGTGCGCAAGGAGGACAAGGCGGTGATGCTCTCACCGACCGAGGAGTCCAAGCTGCTGAAGCTGGAGCACATGACCTCGAACTCGCTGGCGATGCAGTACATCGAGCACCTGGTGGAGACCGGGCACCCGGAGGATCTGATCGGCAAGTCGCTGACCGACCTGACGGACGAGTTCAGGAGGTGGCGGCTGAAGGACGGTGACCTCACCGTCTGGACCAAGGACGGGGTGCGCACACAGTTCAAGACGGTGCTGGAGTTCAAGCGCAAGTCGGCCCGTGCCGGAACGAAAGTGATCAAGGTGGTGGTGGTCGACGCGTTCAAGAAGCATGCCCTCGAACTGGTCGAGGGACTGTCCGAGGAGGAGGAGACCAAGGATGTTCTGGTGGGAGAGTGACAAGTACGACGGCGACCACGTGCTGCCGGAGGAGTTCAGGCATCTGGCCGGGCCGAACGGGGTGGCTTGCGTCAGGGTGTACCCCAACGGCAAGACCGACCCCGGTTGGGGCATGACCCCGGACAAGACCGGCCGGGCGTTCGCCGACAACTACGCGGCCAACAAGTTCAACGAGCAGATCGCGCTGATCGGGACGCTCTCGGGCCGATGGGATTTCGCGTTCGTGATGCGCTCCCTGAAGGTGGTGTGCATCGACATCGACGGCAAGAACGGCGGGATGCAGCACGTCGGCAAGCTCGGCATGCTGCCGCCAACGATGGCCGAGACCAGCAAGAGTGGAGACGGTTACCACCTGTTCTACGCCACGCCGTGGGACGTGTGGGACGAGGAGGCCGGCTTCGCCATGTTCAAGGATCGGATCAGCATCGTGCCCGGCGTGGACATCAGGGCGGTGGGGTGCGTGTACCACCATGACATCCAACGGTGGAACGACCGTTCGATCGTGCCGCTACCGGACTTCCAGAAGGACACCTGGCTGGCACGGGCGCTGAAGGCGGAGAAGGAGATCGACGAGATCATCGAGTTGCTCGACATGGGGGACGACGACCAGGTGCTCGTGATCCGGACCAACCTGATGACGGACCTGGCCAAGCCGATCCCGGCTGGTAGGAGGAATACGACGCTGTACGCCATCGGGGTCAAGATGCTGCTGGCGGGTGTTCCCAGCTGGGAGACCCCGCTGTACAACCGCGCCATCCAGGTGGGACTGGACAGCGAGGAGGCCAAGAAACTGGTCGGCAACGTGAGGAAGTACCGATGACCGTCGAAGAGGAAGCACCGATGAACGATAAGTTGCTGGAAGAATCAGAACGAAAGCAACCTGACCAACTGCCGATCCACCGCACCGAAGCCGGATGGCCCCGGTGCAGCACCTGCGACGGCGGCGGTTGCTACGACTGCACGGACCCAGCATGACGGAGCGTGAACGCATCCTGGACGAAGCCAAGCGGATCATCTCGTCCGACCGGAACGTCGAGTACGGCGAGCCGGAGCGGAACTTCGAGCGGATCTCCGACCTGTGGTCGGCGTACCTGGGGGAGGACCGGGTGGTCTACGCGCACGATGTGGCGGTGATGCTGGCGCTGGTGAAGGTGGCGAGGATCGCCAACAGCCCCAACAAGGAGGACCACTGGGTGGACCTTGCAGGCTATGCAGCCTGTGGAGGCGAGCTGAGGCCGCCTGAGATGGGGTAGACGAGGAAGAGGAGGGAGCGAGGCTGAAAAGCTTCGCTCTCTTTTTTTTTAGGTAGGCTACGGACATGAACGACAGCGAGTCGGTCCTGTCCGAAGCGGAAAGAGTATTGAGAGAGAGGTTTCTGAATAAGGGGGAGAGCAATAGGGCTCTGCCTAGTGATGCAGAGCCCGGACGACCTTCGGTACGGGTCGAATCGTTGGTGATACCCGACGAGTTGAGAAGGAAGATGCCGCTCACCAAGTCGAAATACTTGGTGCGCGAGAACCCGCACATGGTGCAGTGGGAGCGCGAGGTGCGCAAGTTCCTGCGCCAGCTCTCGCCGGACCACGAGCACCGGGTCTCGGCGGTGATGCTGTACGAGTGGGCCACCGGCATCAGGATCGTCGACCTGGTGCAGCTGGAGCAGGGGCGGGCGCAGACCAGGCCCGGCTCCCAGGACACCTGGCGGAGCGACCTGCGCAAGCTGAACAAGCTGCTGCGCTACTACTTCGGCAAGCCGTACTCCACCTACATCGGCGGGCGCAAGGTGCCCAAGGCGTACAAGGTGAGGATCGGCTACCTCATCACCCGGCACCGGCCGATGACGCTGACGCTGTGGACCGAGTACACCGAAGGGGCGCTGTACCCATGACCCCGGTCTACCGGGAGCTGCCGGACGGCACCCGGGTCTACCAGGGCGGCATGAAGTACAAGCCGGTGCCGCCGGAGCAGCGGGTGTACCGCAAGCACAAGCCGCCGGTCGAGGGCTGGATCAGGATCGACAACAACTGGTACCCGGCGCAGATCCCGGTGCTGCCGGACGAGCGGCGGGTCATGCCCGACACGCTCGGCAAGGACGCCACCCGGACCAAGCGCACCCGGCGCAGGCACGAGCGGCAAGCGAAAGAACGACGACAGCAGGGTGACGCTCCGTAGTCAGATGCTGATCGTCTCGTCCTCGACCAGCGTCTCGTCCTTCTGCGCCCCGCCCTCCAGCCGGTTGAACAGCTGCTGGATGGAGCGCAGGTCCTGCGCCATCACCGCCTGCAGGATCAGCGTGGCGGCGGTGCGGTCCAGCAGGTCGGTGCTCTGCATGTACACCGTCTGCACCGTGCCGAACCGCTGGTTCCACAGCCAGCGCAGCCGGGTGTCCAACGAGGCCTGGTGGTCCGGGGGCACCTGGTGCTTCCACCGGCGGCCGGGCAGGTCGTGGACCACGACGATCTCGGTCCTCACTGCTCCAGCTCCCCGGTCAGGTCGGAGAACTCCACGCCGGTCTGCTTGCGGGTGGCGGGGTGCGAGCCGGGGGAGCGCCGCCCCACCAGCCGGTTGAAGATCATGTTCCGGGCGATGTTGGCCTTGTGCCCCGCGCCCCGTTTGCCGGACATCGGGGTGTTGGCGATCTCGAACAGGGTGCGGGCGACCAGCTCGTGGACGTGCACCACCAGCACCTCGTCGGTGTCCAGCTCCGGGTGGTCGGCGACGTGCTGCAGCGCCTGCCGCACGGTGGTGTGCCTCATGTCCACACCTTCGAGAAGTCCTGCTCGTAGTCCAGCGAAGTGGTGCCCTGGCCGGGCATGTCAAAAAATTTTCCGCTGAAGAAGTCCAGCTCCTTCACCGCCTGCACCCCGTACCGCAGCGCATCCATCATGTGGCTGTACTTGTCGTGCAGCGGCCGCTCGGTCCACATCTGCAGCTTGGTGCTGAACTCGTACTTGTAGTTCTCCAGGCACTCCAGCAGCCACTGGCAGTTCTCCTTGTGGATGACTGCGTTGTACAGCTGCATCCGGGTCTCCTGAATGTCGGTGATGATCGAGTAGTCGCCCGACCTCGAGCCGGGGATCTTCCACACCTTGCCCGACTTGGCGAGCACCGCCACGTTGGGGAACCGCTGCCGCATCATATCGGCCGGGGTGGTGTTCACCGCCCGCTCGTGGCTGTCGCCGTCCCACGGCAGGATGATGGCGGCCAGCTTGGGGAAGTAGTGCTTCACCTGCAGGTCGTCCACGTACTCCGGCAGCGCACGGCCGTGGCCCTCGCCGCAGTCGTAGAGGAACAGCTTGTTGTTGATCCACTGGAACGAGATCCACGCGGTGGCGTCGGACTGGAAGCCGGAGGCCCCGATGTCGAACACGGTGTACACCGGGTGGCCGGGGTTGAGGTTGAACTCCTGGATCCGGCCGTCCTTCTCCATCTGCATGTACGCCTCGCCGTAGACGGCGGCGGCGTCCATCTCCTCGAACGAGCAGTAGTACTCCTGCTCGAACATGCGGGTGTTGCCGAAGCGCTTGAGGTAGGTGGCCTCGATCCGCTCCAGCTCGTCCAGGGTGAGGACGGGCGGCAGCCCCTCGCGCACCATCTGGGCGTTCACGTCGTCGATGGTGCGGGTGATGATCTGCGCCTCCGGGTTGCCGGAGAGCGACTCCATCAGCTGCCACAGCGGGTTGCGTCGCTTCCCACGAGGAGTGGACACCACCATGAGCCGCTTGTTCTCCGCCCGGTTCTCCAGGATCGGGGTGAGCCGGGGGATCGGGTCCTCGCGGGTGAACAGCGCCAGCTCGGTGATGGTGTAGTCCTGGTAGGAGGTGCCGACGCCGGACTTGTCCTGCCCGGACTGGAAGTAGCCCTGCAGCTTCAGCCGGCTGTGGTTGTTGAACCGGCCCTCCATCCAGGTGTCCTTCCAGGTCACCAGCTCCTCGGGCACGTTGTCCATCAGGGCGCGGATGTAGTCCCCGGAGACCGGGTCAATGTATGTCTTGTCCCACAGGATGTCGCGAACCATAGGATTCGACAGGCTAATGTATACCCCCGTCGTCTTGGGCGTACGCAAGCGCGCCTCGCACTGCTCCATCGAGGCGGCGACGTCCTTGCCGGTCTGCCGGGGCAGCACCGCCAGGCCGTACCGCTTGGTCCTCCACATCTTGTGGAGTTCCTGTTGATAAGGCCGTGGGATGTAGTGCTGCGGGAACCTGTGCTGCATGCGCTCCCCGGTCTAGCGGGTCCACTTCCTGATGGGCTGGGCACCGTTGGTGCTGCCGGGGCGGTAGTTCTGGGGTTGAGTGCCGTTGGTGCTGCCGGGGCGGTACGGGGCTGTGGTCGGCCCAGGACGGTTCCCACCAGCGATGGTGCGGGGGTCAGGGCCCGGCGCGGGCTGGATGCCGTTAGTGCTGCCTGGGCGGTACGGGGCTGTGGTCGGGCCTGGACGGTTCCCTCCGGCGATGGTGCGGGGGTCAGGGCCTGGTGCAGGCTGGGCGCCGTTGGTCATGCCAGGGCGGTACGGGATAGGGCCCTGCCCCGGCTGGGCGCCGTTGGTCATGCCCGGGCGGTAGTTCTGCCCGGTCAGTGCAGGGCGATTCCCACCAGCGATGCTGCCCGGGTTCGCACCTGATACCGGCTGGGCGCCGGTGGTCTGGCCGGGACGGTACGGGGCGGTGGTCGGTCCAGGACGGTTCCCACCAGCGATGCTGTTCGGGTTAGCACCCGCTGTCGGCTGCTTGCCGGTGGTCTGGCCAGGACGGTAGTTCTGCGGCTGCGTGCCGGTGGTCTGGCCAGGGCGGTACTCGTTCGAAGGCGGGGTGTTCTGGCCATTCTGCGCAGCCTGGGTGGGGGTCGGTGCCCCGCCGAGGTCGAGCACCAGCCCGGAGTGGATGAGGTCGGCTGGTCCGGGAGTGCCCTTGCTGCCCTTGGGCACCTTCAGCTTGCCCATGTTGGTGGCGATGATGCGGAGCATCTCGTCCGCGACCTCCTCCACCGTGGCGGGCGGGGTGTTGGTGCCCCGCTGCAGGCCGAGCGATCGGTCGGCGATGCTCCAGATGCTGTCCCCGGGTGCAACCGTGTACAGAGCCATGTCACTTGCCCTTCTTCTTCGAGGATGCGCCTTCGGCGCTCCGGGCCGTGGCGGTGAAGCTGAAGAGCTTGGTGTTGCTGACCAGCCCGCTGAGCGAGCGCACGTAGGCGTTCACACTGACCGCGGCGGCCGGGGTGGTGACGCTGATCTGCAGCTGGGTGGCGCTGAGCAGCGTGGCGGTCTTGTCGACCCCGCCCCACACCACCACGTCGCCGGTCTTGAACCCGGTGCCGGTGAGGGTGACCTGCAGCGCAGGCATCGCCACGTTCGCCACCGCGGTGGCGGGGGTGAAGGTGCTGATCACCGGGGCGGTGCCGCTGATCCAGCGGAACTCGGTATCGACGGCGGCGGCGTTGCTGGCGTACTTCGCACGCTGCGACGCGACGGCGGCGTTCACCGCCGCTGCGGTTTCGGCCGGGGTCTTCACGTACAGGTGGTCCGGCGGGTAGTACACCGCTGCGTCGTGGGGCATGTCCACTCCTTAGATCCTCAGCTGGGGCAACCCTATCGTTCCGAACAGCGTCGAGAAGTCCTCCTGCTCGCCGGAGGTAGGTGCTTTCGAGGATATGCCTTTCTGCGGCGGCGACGCCTGCTTCTTGGACGCCGCCGGGGCTGCGGCCGGCTTGGGGGCCGACTGCTTGCGCAGGCTGTCGATGATGGGCTGCACCGGCACGCTGTAGCCGTGCAGCCTGCCGTCGATGCGCACCTCGTACGCCTGGGCCATCGAGGTGAAGCGGTCGGCCAGGTCGCGGTCGAAGCCCTTGGTGCCGGGGATCAGGTCCGGGTTGTTGCGGAACAGGTCCACCGAGGCGTGGATGGTCTCCATGAAGCCGCCCGCGTCCTGCATCCAGGTCGCGGCCCGGCCCTCGATCTCCTGGGTGAGCAGCTCCCGGATCGCCTCCTGCCACTCGCGGGCGTCGTTGGAGTCCCGCAGCGTCTCCATGCCTTCGCCCTGCAGCGAGGGCACCTGCTTGCCCACCAGCATGCGGGGGTGCACCTCGAGCGCCTCGAAGTACTTGGCGTGCTCCTCGCGGGCGGAATCGTAGGCGGCGGAGCGGTAGCCGTTGGAGAGGTTCTCCTCGATCCTGGTGCTCAGCGCACCGATCTCGGGAGCGACTGCTGCGGCCTCGGCACTCCAAGCTGCTGGATCGCCGAGGGCTGCAGGCTGTTCAGCACCTCCGCCAGCATCTCCTTCTGCTCCTTCAGCTCGTCCTGCTGCGCCAGCAGCCGGGTCGCCAGATGCCCCGTCCGGTCCCTCAGCAGCTCGTCCTGCCGCTGCAGCGCCTGGGACAGCTGCCCCATCGCCTCCAGCAGCACCGCCTTGGTCTGCCGCACCTGCGCCTGGTGCACCTCCAGGATCCGGCGCTCCAGTTCCACCCGGTGATGCAGCAGCACTTCCGCCTGCCGCATCCTCTCCTGCGCCTTCCGGTCCGTCGGGCGCCAGCGCGTCCATGAGCGCACCGAACGCAACGTCCCCCTGAGAGGGGAGGCTGATGGCTTCCTGATCATCAGGCACCCTCAGCCTCCCTGCGGGTCTCTTCCAGCACGTCCACCAGCATCTGCCGGTGCTCGTCGGTGAACTCGAACTTGATCTGGTCCAGCAGGCCCAGGATGCCCTCCTCGCCGAAGAACATCCGGTGCACCTCGGCCATCGCCGCGATCTCGATCCCGGCGGCGGGTGAGTCGGGGTCCCACTCCAGCTCCCAGAGCAGGAAGGTGGACTGCCACAGGATCATGATGTTGAGGTAGCGCAGCGAGTTGGTCTCGCGGTCCTCTTCGGCGGAGGCCGGGTGCAGGCACTCCGGCTCCTGCTCGATCTCCTCCTCCAGGATCGCCGCCAGGTCCAGCACCTTGGCGAAGTACACCGCCCGGAAGGCGGTCATGTCGGCGAACCCGACGCCCTGGTAGGTGGAGACGATCCGGTTGGCCCACTGCGGCGTGATGCGGGCCTCGGACTCCCCGACGGCAGGGGCGAGCACGCCGCGCCACAGCTCCAGGATGGTGTGGTACGGCGCGGCGGCGGCGTCGAGCAGCTCCTCGACGGCGGTGTCCTTCTCAGTCATCTGACCTTCCCGTTCAGGATCAGTTCGCGGTACTGGGCGTCGATGGTCTGCACCACCGAGCGGATGTCGTAGCACAGGTCGTTCTCGATGTAGATGCGCTTGCAGGTGCGGGGCACCAGCTCCGCGCCGCCGAAGTACTCCTCGATGTCGGCCAGCGCGAACCCGGAGCGGTCGTTGTAGGTGTGCACCTTGAACGGGAACCGGGGGTCCTTGTAGATGCCGACCTGGTAGGAGGGGAGCGTGATCTTCACCTCGGCGGGGCGGCCGGTGCGTTCGCCGGCGACCTCGAAGGTCTCCACGTACTCCCCGCTCTTGATGGTCTCGGTCTTGACCCCGGTGTCCAGGTAGGTCAGCACGCGGCGGCCGCGGGGCTTGGGGTAGGCGGGCTTGCGCACCTCCTCCTGCAGCCACTCGCGGCCCTCGTCGTCGATGCGGATGACGCCGGGGTCCTGGCTCTGACGCTGGCCGGGAAGCTCGGCGGGGTCGGGGGCGTTGGCGCGCGGCGGCTCGGCGGCGATCTGCGGGGCGAGCACGCCCAGCTCCTGCGCGATGGCCTTCAGGTCGTCCTCGCTGTAGCCGGAGTAGCGGTGCTCGGGCTCCCAGCCGTGCGCCTTGAGCGCGTTGTACAGCGCGGCCCGGTCCTGCTGGCCCATCTGCGGCCCTCCTAGGTGTCGTCACGCCCCGTTGTGCACCGACCCTAGCACCGCAGGGGTGCGCCAGGGGGGCCGTCGTGGGGGCGCGCACGCCCTTCGGGAGTAGACAAGTAGACACGTAGTCACCCTGTTTCCTTACTCTCCCTTTTCTTCTCTAAAAAGTAGAGTAAGGGGCTGAGCTGTCTACGTGTCTACATGTCTACGGCCTGCCGTAGTCCAGGTAGGGCAGTGGCACTGCGTTACGGCTGTACGACGTTCCGTCACCTTGGGCGTCGGCTCCGTACTCGAACGTCTCCACGCTGCCGAACTCGTAGCCCACGTTCACGCTCACCGGGGTGTAGCGGTACTGCACCACGCCGAGCTGCCCCGTGCCTGGCCGGCCGTCCACCGAGGAGGCGTACAGGTACCACTCCTTCATGTCCCGGCGCACCAGCAGCACGTCCTCCACGTCCCAGCGCTGCCCGGTGGGCGCGGCCTCCCCGGCGTCGGTGAACACCTTGGCCACGTCCACCTCGGTGCCGTGCAGGGTGCGGCCCCGCACGCCGTAGCGCATCGTGCCGGAGAAGTTGCCCAGCACCACCCCCACCTGCTGCAGGTGCGCCCAGGCGTCGTGCGCCCGGTTCGCGCCCTGGGTGTTGGTCTCGAACGACCACGGGATCTGCTGCTCCAGCACCATCCCGCCGACCACCGCGTGGTCCCGCACCGCCTCCTCGTCCAGGTAGTACAGCCCGTCCGGCCGGGACACCGACATGAAGGTGTGCGACCCGATGGTGATCGGCTTCAGCGAGCCGCCCTGCACCAGGAACCGGGACCAGTGCCCCATCTCCGAAGCGGCGTCCAGCACCCACACCTCGTTGCCGCGGCAGCCCAGCGCCAGCGTCTCGCCCTGCGGGTTGTGCACCAGGTAGTACAGCCGGTTGTCCAGCTGGGAGCTCATGATGCGCTGCTTGGACTCCAGCAGCTGCCACGCGTTGGCGATCTTGTCGGTCTGCGTCTTGTGGTTGATGTTGTAGTTGGAGGCGGTGGACTTCAGCAGCGACATCCCCAGCGGGCGGTACAGCCCGTTGTTCAGCACCTCCACCCCGAACGGGGCCACCGTGCCCGGCGTGCTGGTGGTCTCCTCGAACCCCATCACCGGGAACGATCCCGAGCTTCCGGCCTCGACCGTGGCGGGGGCCATGTAGTAGCTGACCGAGCGGCCGTTGTCGTCCGAGCACAGCACGGTGATGGTGTCCGCCGATTGCGGGTTCTGCCACAGCGCCACGCTGTAGGGCAGGTTCAGGTTGCCGGAGGTCAGCGCCTTCTCCCCGCCGCCGGTGTTGGGGGTGAACATGGTGTACCGGCCCGGGGCGCTGGAGGACCACTGGATGGTGGCCGGCTGGTACGGGCTGCCCACCAGCACCATCCGGTCCCCGGCCACCAGCCCGTTGCGGTGCGCGGGCGGCAGCGAGGAGTTCAGCCGGTTGCCCGGCGTCGGCAGCCACGCGGTGACCGTCCCGGCCCGCCGGGCGGCGGTGACCTGGATCCGGCCGCCCACCGGGTACGGCAGCGGCACCGCGCCGCTGGTGGCCTGGTCGGGGTAGATGTCCTGCGAAGCGATCAGCGACCCCTCCACCGGCACCGCGCCCTGCTCCGGCCAGGACAGGGCGTACAGGTTCCACCGCAGCGCGTTCTCCCGCACCGCCTGGTCGTACACCGCTTGCGGCATCACCACCACCAGCTGGTCCGCGGACAGGTGCGCCTCGGCGGTGTACGTGCCGGACGGCTCCCCGGTGGCGTTCGGCGTCTCCCAGCGCCAGTCCGACCAGGCCCGGGACATCCGCAGCTCGGCGACCTGCGAGGCCGCCGACTCCCCGATGTCGTTCTCGATGGTGTAGAAGAACGCGATCTTGTACGGGTTGGACTCGGCCCCGCCGGAGGCCACCAGCGTCTTGAGGGTCGGGGTCTCCGCGGTCGGGGCCGAGCTCCCGGCCAGCTGCGCCTGCAGCGAGGGACCCTCGTGCGGCAGGTTGCTGGTCACCCCGGACCAGGTGTGGCGGGTGTCGGCGTCCGAGGGGCTGCTGCCGTCGAAGTACGCCCCGCCACCGGCCCCGGCCTCCAGCAGCGCGCCGTCCAGCCGTACCGCCGCCCCCCGGGGCAGCAGCGGCACCAGCACCTCCAGCGCGCAGGACACCGCGGTCGGCCCCGCCGTCGCGGTCGCGGCGTACCGGGCCCACGACCCGGTGAGCGCGGCCCGCTGTGACGGTCCCCGCACCAGCCGCTCCACCGTCGGGTTGGCCAGGTCGGTGGTGTACATCAGCACCGAGACCGTGGCGTTCGCCGCCTCGGCCTGCATCTTCCTGATCGCCACCGACCCGGCCATCGCGGCGGCCCCGCCCGGCACCGCGTAGGTGTGGGTGCGCACCCGCACGTCGGCGGGCGGGTGGTGGATCGAGGCGGAGTTCCCGGGCTCCCCGGTCCAGAAGGTGTCCGAGCCGGAGTCGCCGTAGAACATGCCGGTGGGCTCGCCCTCGGCGCACACCAGCACGTTGCGGAACCGCACCGAGGTGGAGCCGGTGCCGCCCAGGCTCAGCCGCAGCGCCGCCGCCCCGTCGGAGGACACCAGCGCCGGGCCGGACCACCTGCCCGACCCGTAGCCGGTCATGGCGACCCGCTGCCGCGACAGCACCCGGCCGTCGGCGGACAGCGACTCCAGCACCATCTGCGGCACGGTGTCCCCGCTGCCGGTCTGCACGTCCACCGCCGTCACGTACCGGGCCGCCTCCCGCACCCCTTCGGTGATGACCGGGCCGACGACCAGGAAGTCGGAGTCCGCCGACGACGGGCTGATCTCCAGGTAGGAGCCGCTGACGCCCAGCAGCGGGTCGCCCTGACCGGCGGTCCAGCCCACCGACCCGGACGCCGGTACCTCGTGCAGCGGCCGCGGCTGCATGTTGGTGCGGGCCGGGGCGGAGGCGATCTCCAGCGCCCGCCCGCCCTGCTGCCCGGTGTCGGCCACGGTGCGCCAGGCGCAGGAGTCCGACTTCGTCCAGTACCGGGTGCCGACCTCGAACGAGGGGTTCAGCGCGACGTTGGTGCGCAGGGTGCGAGCCTGCTCCCCGATCCAGGCGGCGTCCGGGTGCAGCACGGTGAGCTTGTGCGCCGCGGACCACTCCGGCACCGACACCGCCTTCAGCTTCTTGGCCAGCTTCTGCCCGCCGACGTAGAACATCCGGGCCGGTTCGCCGTCGTCGCTCAGCGCCAGGATGCGGTTGTTGATCTGCAGGTACTTCACATGGGCGGTGCCGGGGTCGAAGCTCAGCACCTCCTCGCCCTGCGGCACCGAGAAGCCGACCTCCGGGTCGGTGAGCCGGTGCACCACGGAGCCGTAGACGGTGGACAGCAGCGCCCGGAAGCCGACCTTGCCGGTCGCCTCCCGCACCGCGACCAGCAGTGCCCGCGACCCGTCGTCCAGGTAGAACAGCTCCGGCGAGCCGATCACCGGCAGGTCCATCGCGGTCTCCGGCGCGGTCAGCGACAGGTGCCGCAGCCCGGGCCGGGTGTTCAGCGCGCCGTTGCGGTCCACCCACAGGTTCGCCATCAGCCGCAGCGAGTTCGGCTCTGATTGACCAGGGGGGTAGGCGGTGGACCAGCCGACGAACTGCCGCAGGTAGGCCCGCGACAGCGGCCGGTCGATCGGCGGCGGGGTCTGCTTCTTGGTCGCCATCCGGGCCTCCTAGATGAAGTCGGCGTGCGGATGCAGGTGGCCGGTGTCCTGGTTCACCAGGCCGTTCTCCAGCGGCAGCGTGAAGGAGTTGCTGTACGGGGCCTCGGTGTGGCTGGTGTCCCGCTCGATCAGCTGGTACATCAGCGTCTTGTAGTCGCCCTCCAGCGTGGGCACCCGGGGCTGCATCACCGGGTCGGTCTGGGCGTAGAAGTAGGCGGCCCGGGCGATCACCAGGTCCGGGTAGGCGAAGTCCACCTCCTGCAGCCTGATGTGGTCCGGCACGCTCTGCCCGACCGCCGGGAGCCGGAACATCACCGGCTCGCGCATCACCGGGACGTGCACCTCCAGCCCCTCCTCGGCGTCGGTGAACGGCCGGGAGAACAGCAGCCCGCCCTCGATGGACGACACCCACAGCCCCACCATGTGGCGGTACTTGTGCAGCGCGTCCCGGGGCAGGAAGTACGCCCAGGTGCGGGTGTTGCCGTCGGTGTCCACCAGTCGCACCGCGTCGTCGTTGAGCACCCGGGGCCGTAGCGAGGCGGGCAGCCGCACCGAGGTCGCGCCGCAGCTGGCGCTGGCCCCGGCGTCGGTGGTGGAGTGGTAGCAGGACCACTCGTTCTCCAGCGCGTTGGCCCGCAGCGAGCGGTTCAGCGACCGGGCGACCGAGCGGAACCGCTCCAGCTCCGGGGCGTACGACAGGTCCAGGCCGGTGAGCAGCCCGAGCACCTCGGCGACCGCCTCCTCCAGCGTCATCCGCACTTCGGGTCCGGCCATCTCAGCCCCACTTCCTCAGCGACGCGCCCTCGGGGCCGCCCAGCGGCTCGAACTGCATCGCGGCCGCCAGGTCGGAGTTGGTGACCTTGGCGCTCACCTTCTCCTGGCCCTTGTAGTCCTTGATCCAGTCGGGGACCGCCTGCCGCACGTACGACTTGCCGGCTTCGTTGGAGGCGTCCATGAACGCGGTACCGGACAGGGTCTTCTTCGCCCCTCCGCCCTCGCCGGTCTTCTGCTCCTTGGCCAGGTCCAGGTAGTCGGCCTGCGAGGTGTAGGTGTTGCCGAGCTGGGTGAACGTCTCGGAGCGGCGGTTGTAGAAGTCCTGCCACAGCCGCTCCCGCTCGGACTCGGTCTGGTTGTGGGTGTTGGACAGCGCGGACTGGGTGTCCACGTTCAGGTCGTTGATGGCGGCGTTGGTGCTCTGCATGCTGTCGAAGTAGGAGCGGTTGCCCTCGTTGATGTTGGACTGCCAGTTCCGCGCCGCGCCCACCATCGCCCGCAGCATGTCGGTCTGCCCCACGCCCTGCTGCAGCAGCGAGCCCAGGGTGTCCTGCCGCTCCCGCACCAGGTTGGACATGGACCCCTCGGCCTGCCCGGCGGTGGCCTGCTCGGTGTTCTTCGCTCCGGCGAGGAACTCCAGCGCCCGGGCCGACGCGCCCTTCTTCAGCATGTCGAACTGCTCGCCCAGCAGGCCGTCGATGTCGGTGAGGTTCTGGTCCAGGCTCTGCTTGAACGTGACGTCCAGCGCGTGCCGCAGCGCCGCGATCTGCGGGTCGAGGTTCTCGGCCTGGCTCTTGTACCGCGCGCCAGCCCGTGCCATCGCGGCGGCTGCTTCGGCCTCGGCCTTGGCCTGCGCGGCCCGGGCGTCGGCATTGGCCCGTTCCTGCGCCGCGGCCGCGGCCCTGGCTCCGGCGTCGCCGGCCGAAGGACCGGTCTGCTGCGGCGGGGTGAGGAGCGCGGCCATGCCCGCCGGGAGCGCGGTGCCGGACGCCCGCATCGCGTCCATCCAGTCCAGGTACTCCTGCGCGGTCGCCCCTTTGCGCAACGGCGGCGGCGGCGGTGGCTTGACGACGGTCCGGTTGGTGGGGGCGGTACCGGCGACGGTCCTGGCCCTGCTGGCGGCGGTGTTGTTGGTAGCCCGCTGCTTGTTCTGCTGGTCGTAGGACTCCCCGCGCTTGCGTGCCGCCATCTCAGCCTCCGATGCCTAGGAAGGACCTGGTCTCGGCCCCGGTGCGGTAGCCCTCGGGGACTCCGATCCTGTCGTCCTCCAGGGACTTCAGGTTGAAGTAGTCGAAGATCTCGTTGTAGTCCGCGTCGGTGAACTTGTGCTCCTGCCCCATCGCCCACAGCTCGTCAAGGTTCTCGGTGGATGAGGAGGAGAGGTAGTCGTACATGTTCTGGAAGATGGTCTCCTTGGCGTTCTCCTCGTCGGTGGCACGGCCCTGCCCCTGCGCCAGCCAGCCGAACGGGATCTGGTCCACCGGGATGTCCCTGCCCAGGTAGCGGTCGATCCGGGCCTGCTCGCTCCAGCCGGTGATACCGGTGTCGGCCAGCGCCTTCTCCACCAGGCTCCCGGCCAGGTCGATCTGCCGCTGGTCCAGCGCGGTCTGCGCCGCGGCCCCGGCGGCGGAGTGGTAGCCCTGGTACGGCCCGATCTCCGGGGTGGCGTCCCACGGCTGCAGCGCCTTGATCTCGTTCACGTCGTAGGCGCGGTCCAGCGACAGGTACTCGTCCAAATCTTGACCTCGTAAGCGGCCCATGCCCATCTTGTCCAGCAGCGCCACCGTGTTCGGGGCGTACACCTGCGACCCGCCCTCGGTGCCGAACATCTCGGCGACCCTGGCCCGGTACTCCGGGTCCTGCTCCTGCGGTGCCACCTTGCCGCGCCGGTCGGCCTCGGTGGCGTTGATCAGCAGCTCGTTGAAGCGCATCGCCTTCTGCTGCTGCGGGGTGAGCGACTGGTAGTCCGCCAGGTTCGCCCGGCCGGTGCGGTAGGAGTCGCCGGTCAGCTCCGGCGAGAGGTTCGGGGCCTTCACGCCGTAGTCGGCCTGCGCCTGCTGCTGCTGCCACTTCGACAGCGAGTACCGGTGCGGGCCGATCTCCTTGAAGGTGCTGGTGTCGGCCCAGTCCTGCAGCAGCCCCTGCGGAGCCACCGCCCCGTTCCAGCCAGCGCTCTTCAGGTAGCGCTGGGTGGCGCGCGACGCCGTGGTCGGATCGAACCGCTGCGGCAGGACGGCGGGCGTGTTCGGATGCCAGCCGCTGCCGGGCAGCCTGACATCCTTGTCGCCGGGCTTCTTCCAGTCCTTGTCGCTGCCGGGCAGTTTGATGTCGTTCTGCCGCTGGGTCTGCTTCTCCGCCTCAGTCGTGGGGAATGGACGGGATTTGATCCCGGGCAGCCAGTCGAAGTCCCAGAACCCCATGCCGTCCTCCTTCCGCCAGTCCCATCCTAGGCGCGGGGCCTGCGGATCAGAGGTCGTCGACGACTGTCAGCCCGATGCCGTCGAACAGGTGCGCGGCCTGGGACTTCCCGACGAAGGAGGTGCCAGGGGCGTCGTTTCCGAACCCGTGCTGCGTCTGGCACTTGCGCACCTCGTCATCGGTCATGGCGAAGTACCCGCCGGTGGTCGGCAGCGTCGCGCCGCCCTCGAGCGGATGGCCGTTGAGCACGGTCTGCAGGTACCAGACCGAGTCGCTGTCCTCGGTGCCGAACGTCAGCTTGCTCAGGTAGACGGTCTTGGAGGTCGGGGCCGGGTAGTCGCCACCGCCACCTCCGCCGCTGTCGTTGTGGCTGAGCATCGGGTCGGCCATGATGTTGCACGACCAGCCGTACTGGCTGTGCCGCTCGAAATGCAGGTGCGGGCCGGTGGCGTTGCCCTCGCTGCCGACCTCCGCCAGGTAGTCGCCGGCCCCGACGTGGCCGCCGTTGCCGGGCCGGGTGCGGGTATGGGCGTAGAAGTCCTCGGTGCCGTCGCCGGGCCGGACCACGAACTGGTGGCTGCCGAAGCTGGAGCCGTAGTCAACATGGCTGATCTGCCCGCCGCGGGCGGCCACCACCGTGGCCCCGGCGTCGGCGGCGTAGTCCTGGCCGGTATGCCAGCCGCAGGTGTTCCAGCTGCCGGTGTTCGCCTTGTGGTACGGGGTCGTCACCGAATGGCCGGGAACCGGATTTACCATAACCCCCACAGTAACGATTCCGCTGGCAGTATGGGCCGATGAACGAGTTCTGGTGGGTCGTGGTACTGGCGCTGGCGGTGACAACTATCGCGGTCTCGGCGGGGTTCCTGTACGGCATGTACCTGATCGTGAACGACCTCATCCTGACGTGGGACTGACGGCGGTCGAGGTGGGGATCGTCGGAGGTCCGTTCCTGATCCTGCTGGGGCTGCTGCTGAAGTTCACGTCCTGGTGTCTCAATGTCCCTTTCTATGCGCCGCTGGACGAGTGCCCCGCCGGCTGCTGGCTGCCGCCGGTCGGCCCGCGCACCATGAGCTCGGCGGAGTTCCGCTGCCGCGACTGCGGCCGGTACTGGCGCACCGAGATGGATGCGATCCGGGACCGCACCGAGTACGTCTTCTGGGTGCCGGGACGGCCCCGGACACGGGGGTGGATCCGGGGCCGCAGTCCGGAGCCTACGGTCAGTACGCCGCGAGCACCAGGGCGACCTGGCACGCCAGGATCAGGGCCAGCAGCAGCACCGCTATCGCGCGATCGTCCATACCGGCAGCGTAGCGGCGGATCAGTCATCGTCGCGCACGGAACCGTAGTGCTTCCCGGCCCAGACCCCGGCGGTGACCGCGTGGCGCTCGGCGTAGGCGCGGCACTCCGCGATCACCGGGCAGGCGTCGCAGACCTGCTCCACCCGCAGCCGCTCGATCTTCAGCCGCTGCGCGCCGGAACCGCGCCACTCCGACGGGAACCACATCAGGTCGCGGTGCTCCGGCGCGGCACAGCTGGCCCGCCTGCGCCAGTCGTCGGCGATCTCGACGATGAACCGCTGCGCGTACGGCCTCATCGGCCGGTCCCGGTGCTGCTGTCCTGATCGTCGTCCGGGGGCGGCTTGGTCTGGCTGCGCGCCTCGGCGCCGACCCAGGCCCCGAGCACCACGAACCCGGCGGCGAGCATCTGC